GTCGCGCATTACACCAGTCCCGCACGGTTGACGCCATGACCGCCGAAGTCAACACCATTGCCGACGCGCTACCGAAGGAAATGGCCCGCGTGCGCGAAGTGCTGGGCCACTACCGCGAGATCGGCCCTGCCGTCGCCATCGGCGCGCACTTCATCGAGCAGGACTTGCGCGCCGCCGACCAGGCCGTGATGAGTGGCGACGTGGTGGCCATGCTGCGCTCGCTGGAAACGCTGCGCGGGATCACGGGCTGACCGATGAAGAGACTTCGCGTGCATCTGGACTCATTCAGCGGCGCCCTATCCGATCTGCCCAAGGGCCAGCGCACCCAGGAGAACGCCCTGCGCGTGCTGGCCGCCGACCCGCGCGTGAGCACGTTCGACCGCGGTCCGGCGTGGCTTGAGCACCTGCTGTCCGAGTTGAAGGGCAACGGCCTGATCGTAGAAGAGTGGGGCGAGCCGTACCCGTGGCACCGCTACTCGCTGACTGAGGCCGGGCGCCGGATGCTGGAGGCCCACAAGTGAAGCGCACCGGCTTCAAGCCCAAGGCCCCGCCGCCGCGGCCGGTGAAGACGCTGGAGACGTACACCCCGCGGCCTCGCGCCGTCGCGGTGGCCGTGGCCGACACCCGGGCGCGGATGGTGGTGCCGGTGCCGAAGGAAAACGCACTGCAGCACCAGGGCTACATGGACCTCGTGCGCCGCATGCCCTGCGCGCACTGCGGGCGTCGCGGGCCTTCGCAGTTCTGCCACGCCGACGAGTCGAAGGGCATGAGCATCAAGTCCGACTGCCGCCTCGGCTGGCCCGGCTGCGCCGACCGGCCGGGTGCCGTGGGCTGCCACACCATCGTCGGCAGCACCGGCTACTTCAAGCGCGAGCACCGCCGCCACCTTGAAGCCACCTACGGCGAGAAGAGCCGCCGCGCGATTTTCGAGTCCGGCAAGTGGCCGCCTGGGTTGCCGTACTGGCCCGCGGACGGCGCCATCCCTCTCCCCGCAAGCGAACCGGAGACTGCATGAGCATCACCCACGTCAACCACAAAGGATGCGGCAGCTACGGCTGTCTCGTTCGCGCCTACGTGGCAAAGCGCCAGCCCGAGTTGTCCGTGTTCATCGCCTACGCCAAGCACGGCGGCAAGGAGAAGGCCACGGCGAAAGCCAAGTGGCACGAGGCCAGGCTGAAGGCGCAGGCCCGGCGTCTGCGCGCGCAGCATTGTCGCCAGACACCATTTTGAGCGACAATTCACAAACTCTTTGCTAGGGATTGATATGGGCGAGAGACTTACGACGGACTGGTGGCGCGTCATCACCGACTTGCAGCAGGCCGGCATCCCCATGCTGTCCATCGGCAAGGTCATGGGCGACGTGCAACTGACGAATCAGATGCTGGTGCACTACCGCGCCGGCACCGAGCCGCTGCACTGGAGGGGTGAGCTACTGCTCACGTACTGGTGCACGATGATGAAGAAGGCCCGAGAGGACCGCCCGATGCGTCCGCAGATCAAGGGCCGCTACCGCGCGATAGGCACCGGAGTGCGCCCGAGTCACGAAGCGCTGCAGCCCGGGTACGACGGCCCGCTGAAGCACATGGCGCAGGCCAAGATGGGTGAAGGCGCATTGAGTGCGCCGCCTGCAGAAACCGTGCCAGCACCCGAGGCGCCCGTGGTCGAGCGCAAGAAGCCAGGCCCGAAACCGGGGACGCGGCGCAAGGTCGCGGCGGTGGTGTGAGTCAGGGGAAGGTCGTGAAGCTGACGGCCAAGCAAGAGGCGTTCGTCTCCGAGTACCTGATCGACCTGAACGCGACCCAAGCGGCAATTCGGGCCGGCTACAGTGCGCGGACGGCCGAGTGGCAGGGCCCCCAGTTGCTCCGGAAAACTCACGTTGCAGCCGAAATCGCTGCCGCCAAGGCCCAGCGCAGCGAGCGAACGAAGATCGATGCTGACTGGGTGCTGAACACTCTGGCGGCCGAGAAGACCGCCGACCTGGCCGACCTGTACGACGACACCGGCAACCTCCTGCCCGTGAAGAAGTGGCCGATGGTCTTCCGCACCGGCCTGGTGGTTGGCATCGAGACATCGATGGAGCGAGATGGGACGGACGAGGACGGGGCGCCGCAGTTCGTCTCCGTTCGCAAGGTCAAGTTGCAGGACCGCACCAAGACCACCGAGTTGATCGGCCGGCACGTCACGGTCGGCGCCTTCAAGGACCGCATCGAGATCGAAGACGTGACCGACCGCGCGACGCAAATGCGCCAGCGCCGGGATGCCCGCCTTGCCAAAACTCAAGGTCGATCCGCTCGCTGACCAGATGGAAGAGTACGCGGCGGACCCAGCCGGGTTTGTCCGTGATGCCTATGGGTGGGGAGATGGCGCCCTAGCCAAGCACTCAGGGCCGCGTGCCTGGCAGGAGGAACTGCTAGGCGTCATCGGCGCGCATCTGCAGGATGAGACCACGCGCTGCACACCGCTGCGCATAGCGGTTGCATCGGGCCACGGCATCGGCAAGTCGGCATTCATCTCGATGGTGCTTGATTGGGCGATGTCCACATGCCCCGAGACTCGCGCCGTGGTGACTGCCAACACTGACGCGCAGCTTCGCACGAAGACCTGGCCCGAGGTGGCGAAGTGGGCCAAGCTTGGCATCAACGCGGACTGGTGGGCCATCCCTGCGACCGCGATGTACGAGGTTGACCATGAAAAGACATGGCGCGCGGATGCTTCGCCCTGGTCCGAGAACAACACCGAAGCCTTCGCTGGCCTGCACAACGAGGGCAAGCGCATTGTCCTGATCTTCGATGAGGCATCCAACATCGCGGACAAGGTGTGGGAGGTCGCGGAGGGCGCGCTGACAGACGAGGATACGGAAATCATCTGGCTGGCCTTCGGCAACCCGACGCGCAACACCGGCCGGTTCCGCGAGTGCTTTGGCAAGTACCGTAGCCTGTGGAAGACGCGCCAGATCGACAGCCGCACGGTGGAGGGCACCAACAAGGCGTACCTTGACGAGCTGGTGCAGACCTACGGCGAAGAGTCGGACATTGTGAAAGTCCGCGTGCGCGGGCAGTTCCCGTCGCAGAGCGTGTCGCAGTTCATCGCATCAGACCGCGTGGAGGCTGCGCAGAACCGCGTGCTAGGCGTGGTTGATGAGGGGGCGCCGCTGATCTTCGGCGTGGACGTGGCCCGCTTTGGCGACGACAAGAACGTCATCCGTGGACGCAAGGGGCGCAACGGCAAGCCGTTCAAGGCCATCAAGTGGAGTGGCATGGACACGGTGAAGTCGGCAGAGAAGATCGCCGACGCCATTCAGCGCATGGACCCGGATCAGGTATTCATCGACGGTGGCGGCATCGGTGGCGCCGTGGTCGACATCCTGAAGTCCTGGGGCTACAAGGTGACGGAGATCAACTTCGGCAGCGCAGCCAAGGATGAGCGCCGGTACGCCAACAAGCGCGCTGAAATGTGGGACGACGCCAAGGACTGGCTTGGCACGGGCTGCATTGACGAGGATGTCGAGTTCCGCGATGACCTGATCGGCCCTGAGTACATGCTGGACAAGAACGGGCGCATCATCCTGGAGAAGAAGGAAGACATGAAGGCGCGCGGGCTGGCGTCGCCTGACGATGCCGACGCCTTCGTGCTGACGTTCGCGCAGCCAGTGCAGCGCAAGGACATGAAGACCAGCCGCGGGGTCAGGCCCAATGCCGCGGTGGTGAATTACAGGGTGCTGGGCTAGATTCCCAAACCCTTGCCACGCTCCACCGTGACCATGCCAGCCGTACTCACCCCCGGCGCCCGGCATGGCATCGACAATCGACATCTGCAACCAGGCGCTGGTCAAACTCGGATCAAGCCGCATCGCCAGTCTGACAGACGACAGCAAACAGGCGGCGGCACTCAGCACGATCTACGAGACCAAGCTGCGCGCCGAGTTGGCCGCGTACCCGTGGACGTTCGCGATGGACCGGGTTGCGCTGCCTGCAGCGGCTGCGTCGCCATCGTTCGGGTGGCTGTACCAGTACCCGCTGCCGACCGATTTCCTGCGCATGGTCGAGGTTGGAGAGTATTTCGTGCTGTACCAGCCGGACATCACGATGTTCGCGCTGGAGGGCAGGAACATCCTCACAGACGAGGGGAGCCCGCTGCGAATCCGCTACATCAAGTACGTGGCGAACACGGGCCTGTACCCGGCGCTGTTCGTGGAAGCGCTGGCCTGCCGACTGGCCGCTGAACTGGCCGAAGACCTGACGCAGAGTCTGAGCAAGCGTGAGGCGATGGAGGGGGCTTACGAGCGCGCCATCCGCATCGCCAAGAGGTCCAACGCTATCCAGCTACCGCCGCAGCCCACGCCCGAGGATACGTGGCTGCTGGCGCGTCGCGGCGCGCGGGGCTGAGCGATGGGGAAAAGCACCGGGATTCAGGCCAGCTTCAACGGCGGCGAGCTGTCGCCCCTGATCGCTGGCCGTGTGGACGTTGCCAAGTACGGCAACGGCTGCGAGCGCATGGAGAACTTCCTTCCCACGGTGCAGGGGCCGGCGATCTCTCGGCCCGGCTTCGTCTACGGTGGTGAGGTCAAGGACTCTGCGGATAGGACGTGGCTGGTGCGCTTCGAGTTCAGCGTCACCGAGAGCTACATGCTGGAGTTCGGCGATGGCTACATCCGGTTCTGGGGCAACCGCGCGCAGGTTGTGACCGGGACGGTTGCGGCCTACAACAACGCCACGGCCTACGTGGTGGGCGACATGGCATCCAGCGGTGGCGTGAGCTACTACTGCAAGGCTGCGACGACGGGCAACGCGCCGCCGAATGCGACCTACTGGTATCCGCTGACTGGCGACATCTACGAGATTCCCTCGCCCTACGCGGTGGCCGACCTGACCAATGCAGACGGCACCTTTGCCCTGCGGTACGCGCAAACCGGAGACGTGGTGCGGCTGGTGCATTCGAGTTACCCGCCCTACAAACTGTCGCGGTTCGCGGCCACGCGCTGGACGATGGTGGCGGCAGAGTTCAATCCTCCACCGTTCGAGTCGCTGAACACCGAATCTGCAACGGTCTACTCCAATGCAGCGACGGGCACCGTGACGCTGACGGCAAGCGGTGCGCTGCTGACCGCTGATCGGGTCGGGCAGTACATCTACATCGCAGAGCAGGACGTGCGCGACACGCCGCCATGGGAGACTGCGAAGGCGCAGAGCGCTGGTGATCGGGTGCGCAGCGACGGCAAGAACTACGTCGCACTCAACAGCGCCACGACGGGCAGCGTCAAGCCCACGCACAGCGAGGGCGCAGTGCTCGATGGCGTTGGCGGTGTGTCCTGGCAGTATGAAGACGCGGGCTATGGGTGGGCGCTCATCACGGCGGCGACGGGCTTGACTGCCACGGCGACGGTGGTGAGCGCGATTCCCAACGGCGCGGTCGGGTCTGGCAATGCGACCACGCGCTGGGCGTTCCAGGCTTGGAATGACTCGCACGGCTACCCGAACACGGTGGCGTTCTTCCGCGAGCGCTGCGTCTACGGGCGGGACAGTTCCTTGTGGTTCAGCGTGGCGGCTGACTTCGACAACTTCGCCATGGAGGAGTTCGGCCAAGTGGTTGCGGATTCGGCCTTCGAGCGCACCTTCGCCAGCGACCGGATCAACAACATCCGGTGGCTGTCGCCTGGGTCTGTGCTGCTGGCCGGGACCGCGGGGGACGAGTGGGCGGTGAGCGAGAACGTCAACGGGGATGCGTTCGGACCCACGAACTGCCAGACGCGGCAGCAGAGCACCTACGGCTCGAACTACGTGGCTCCGGTGCGTGTTGCCGACGTGACGGTATTCGCGCAGAAGGCCGGGCGCAAGGTGCGCGCGATGGCGTTCAAACTGGAGGAGGACGGCTACAAGTCGGACGACGCCACTGTCTACGCTTCGCACATCACGCGGCCGGGTGTCATCGACATGGCCTATCAGCAGGAGCCGCAGACCGTGGTGTGGTGCGCCCTAGCCGATGGTGCACTGGCCGGGATGACGTTCAACCGCGAGCAGGACGTGGTTGCGTGGCACCGTCACCCGCTGAGCGACGGCATCGTGGAGTGCGTCGAGTCGATTCCGTCACCCGATGGTGCGCAGGATGACCTGTGGGCCATCGTGCGGTACACCATCGACGGCGTGACGCGGCGTTACGTGGCCTACCTGGCCGACATCGACGACGACGGGGACAACACGGCGCAAGCTGACTGGACCTTCGCGGACATGTGCTCGACCTACTCGGGCGCGGCGACGGACACCATCACGGGCCTGGACTACCTCGAAGGCAAAGAGGTGTGGGTGCTGGTGAACGGCGCCTATCACCCGAACTGCACGGTGACGGGCGGGCAGATCACATTGCAGTACGCCACCACGGCAGGCCAGAAGGTCAAGGTGGGCCTGCCGAATCCGGGCTACCTGGAGACCATGCAGTTGAACCTGGGGGGCGACGATGGCACGGCCCAAGGGAAGATCAAGCGCGTGCATCAAGTGGTGGTGCGCGTGCAAAACACCCTGCGAGCCCTGGCTGGCCCGTCCGATGGCGCGGTCAAACGACTGCAGGGGCGGCAACCTAGCGTGCCTATGGGGAGTCCACCTCCGGCTTTCACCGGAGACATCCCAATCGACTGGCCCGGAGACTACGACCGAAAGCAAACGGTTCTTGTGACGCGGGACTCGGCCATGCCGGTGACTGTCATTGCCGTGATCCCGTCAGTGCAGACAAACACGCGATGATGAAGCTCAAGCTCGGGGACGATGATGATGCGCCGACGCTGGGCGGGTTCAACCGCGCGCTGCGGATCGAGCGCAACCGCACGGTGCGCCGTGGTGGCGTGCTCTATGCGCGGCCTCGGGCTACGGCGGCGCCTGGACGGGCGGACGACGGCCAGGAGCGTCCGATTCCTGCGGCGCTGCGCACCAAGAGCTGGCAGAACTGGGTCGAGCCATGATCCAGATCGTGCCGTTCGAGCCTGAGCACGCGGACGCGATGGACGTGCAGATCGCGCAGCGCATGACGCCCGAGGAGAGGCAGCAGGCGATGGGCGAGTCGTTCGGCGACGCCTGGACGGCGATGGCCGATGGCGAGCCGGTGGCGTGCGCAGGGCTTGTGCCGGTGTGGTTCGGCCGGGCCTACGCGTGGGCGCTGCTGAGCGAGCGCGCCGGGGCGCACATGGTCGCCATCACCAGGGCGGTGCGGCGAGCGCTGGACATGGGCGAGTTCCGCCGTGTCGAGATGGCGGTGCGCGCCGGGTTCGCCGAGGGCGAGCGCTGGGCCGAGATGCTGGGCTTCGTGCGCGAGACGCCGCAGCCGATGCGCGGCTATCTGCCGAACGGGCAAGACGCATACCTCTACGCAAAAGTGAGAATCTGATGGCTGTCGCAATTCCATTCGTCCCGATGATCGCCACGGCGCTCGGCGTGGTCGGTGCTGTCTATGCCGGCAACCAGGCGCGCAAGTCGTCCGACTACCAGGCCGACATCGCGCAGCAGAACGCAAAGATTGCGGCAGCGCAGGGCAACGCAGCGGAGGAGCAACAGCGGCGAATCAGTCGCATGCGCCTGGGCGAGCAGCGCGCGGCGGCGGCACAGTCTGGATTCGACCCGTCGAGCGGTAGTTTTGCCGAACTGCAGGCAGAGAGCGCGGCCAATGCCGAACTTGATGCGCTGACCACGCGCTACAGCAGCACGATGCAATCCATGTCGCTTGAGAACGAGGCGCGCGGACTGCGGGCCAACGCGAAGACGGCAAACATGCAGGGCTACCTGAACGCGGCCGGAACGCTGTCGGGCGCGTATGCAAAGTACGGCACGGGGTCGGTGATGCCTTCGCAAGGCGCTGGGCAGATTTCTGGCGGCAGCGGGATGAAGGTGCCCGCGAACTTCTCCTGGAAGGGTTGACATGCCCGCCTTCCGTCAGATCGTCTCCGAGCTTCGCCCGCAGGGTCGCCTGAACGCGGGGCCGGCGCCGAAGTCGCTGAGCCTTGAGCCTGTAGCGCAGGGTGCCACGGCCATCGTGGATGAGGAGCTGCAGCGGCGCCACCAGGAAGCGCTGGTGAACGGTCGCACGGGCCTGAACGCGCTGGAAACCCGGTTGATCCACGACCCCGAGCATGGCGCGGCAAACCGCCGCGGGCGCGAGGCGTTGGGGATCAGCAAAGTGCTGCTGGAGGAGGTTGACCGTGAAACGTCGCGCATCGGTGACACGATGGACGACAGGACGCGGCCTGCGTTCCTGGCAATGGCGCAGGCAAGGCGCGACCAGATCGCGGAGTGGGCGGCACGGCACGAGTCGCGCGAGCGCGAGGCGGTGCGGCTGCAGGACTTCAACGTGGGCCTTGAGTCGTCCAAGGAACGAGCTGCTGCGCTGGCGCTGCTGCCTGCTGGCGATGAAGTCGGCGCGGCGCGCAATGCGGCAAGCATCGCCGCGGAGATTCAGATCGGGCAGCAGATGGTGGTGGACCACTTGCGCCGGCCAGGGGCTGGCGTGTCCGAGGAGGCCATCGGGCTTGCGGTGAAGGACTACACGAGCGGCGTCCACCTGGGCGTCATCAAGTCGCTGGTGAAGGCCGGCGACCTGAGCGCGGCGCAGAAGTACGTGGACAAGCACGGCGATGCGCTGATGTCGAAGGCACGTCTGGATGTGATGGGCGACCTGAAGGAGTTGGGCGTGCGTCGTGATGTGCAGGCGTTTGAGGACGATCTCATCAAGCGCGGCGTGGTAGGCGAGGTTGGCGCGGCGGAAGCCCGCGAGAAGTTCCGCGATCGGCCGGAAGTGCGTGACGCAGCGGTGGCGCGAGCACTCCAGCTGGGAGCGCAGCAGAAGGCGGCGCAGACGCTGGCACAGAACGCGGCAGACGAGGAAGGCGAGAAGATCGTCATCAACGGCAAGGGTCGGTCGGCCATCCCGGTTGATCTGTGGAATCGCATGTCGTCCAAGTCGCAGGCGTGGGTGCAGAACTACGACGAGCAGCGGTGGCTCCGCGCCAAGTCCGACGCCGAAGGGAAGAAGCACGAGGAGACGCCCGAGGCCCACTTGCAGTACCTTGGCGCGCTGCGCATGGCAACGGAGCGGCCGGCCGAGTTCGCGGCCATGTCCGATGAAGCGCTGGCGAAGTACCAGCCGCTGCTGACGCCACAGCACTACCAGCAGTTGATCGCCATGCGCACGGGCATCAACAAGGACCAGGCCAAGGCCGTGCAGTTGGGCAAGCTGCGCAAGGAAGCGCTGGCGCTGGTGGGGTCGGCGCTGCCTGAGCTGAAGATCAAGATGGAAGGCGCGAAGCGCACGCCGACCGAGGTTGCGCGGGCCAATGCCTTCGACGTGGCGCTGCAGGATGCCATCCTCGAAGCAGCAGACAAGGGGCCGGTTGACAGCAAGGAACTGCGCAACATCACGGCGAACCTGCTGCGCGTGGGCATCGAACAGGGCACGGGCGGATGGTTCAGCGACCCGAAGAAGAGGCTCGGATTCGAGATCGACGCAGAGCGTGCGTCCGGCGTGGCAAAGACCTATGTCGCGAAGCCGTACGACAAGATTCCGCCCGAGCAGCAACGGGCGCTGGTTGAGTCGTTGGCAAAGACCAAGGGCTTGAAACGCAGCATCTACGGCGGTGACTACGTGCTGACGGCCGAAGACAAGCAAGAGGTCGAGCGCATGTATCAGCGGGCCGTGGAAGCGGGTCGCATCAAGCCATGAATGACCTTGGTGATTTCTCGGACCTGACCGACTCCGCGTATGAGCAGGAGCGCAAGAAGGCGCTGGCGGCCACGGCTCCGCTGGCTGTGTCGGTGGCGTCCACCAAGTCGCCGGACGCTGCGGCCAAGGCGATGTCGCTGTCACGGCGCTACAACGTGCCGCCCGCGGTGGCCGAGCAGTTCGCGGAGGACTACAGCGCCCGCGCGAAGCAGGAGGACGCGCAGAACGTCATGGCCCGCGCGCCGAAGCTGGGTTCGTGGATCGCAGAGCAGCCCGAGCGCGCCGACCTTGTGCATGACGATCTGGACAACCTCGGCGGCATCGAGCAGACCATCGGCCGGCTCGCCAGCTACACGATGGGCGCGCGGCCGGATGGCGGGTTGCCTGCTGCTGTCGGCAACACGGTTGACCTGTTCGCGCGGGGTGGCCTGTCTGCCACGCTGGGCGGCCTGAGTGGCATGACGCGCGCCATCTTCGACGTGATCGGCGCCGACAAGCTGGCTACGCGCCAGGGCGCACTGAGCAAGCAGTACGACGAGTTCCGCCAGGAGATCAGCGAAGACCTGATCTCGCAGGACACCGTGCTAGGTCGAGGCGTTGCGAGCGGCGTTGTGTCTGCAGGACAGACAACGATGATGCTGCCGCTGGCGGCCGGCAAGGGCCTGATGCAAGGCGGCGAGGCGGTCATCAAAGCGCTGTCGGCGCTGTCTGGTGGCGCGTCCTACAACAAGGCGCGCGACCAAGGCGCAGGCATACCGGCAGCGCTGTCGCTGGGTGTAGCCGACACCGCGGCCGAGTACGTGGGCGAGAAGTACGCGGGCCTGGGTGGGCTATTCAAGGATGCCGCTGCTGGCGTGGGTTTGTTCAGGATGATCCTGCGCGACATCCGGCGCGAGATACCAAGCGAGGTCGGCACGACTCTGGCGCAGAACTTCAACGAGTGGGCGCTCATCAACCCGGACAAGCCGGCAACGGAGTGGATCGACGAGCAAGGTCCTGCCGTCGCGGAAACCATCATCGCCACCGTCGTCGCGGCTGGTGGGCAATCTGGCGCCATCCGCGGCATCCAGAAGATCACGGGTGACGCCGCAAGGCGGCAGGCCCTGGCCGACGCTGCCGAAGACCACGCATCGAACGTCGAGAAGCTGGCCGCCCTGCTGGCCGCATCGAAGACCGCCGGCCGCGACGCCACGACCCTGCGCGAGTTCATCGCCCAGGTGGCCGACGAGGAAGGCGACGCGCCTACGCAGTTCTACGTGGACGGCGAGCAACTGCTGAACGTGCTCAACCAATCGGGCATGTCGCGCGACGAGTTTGCGGCGCTGGCGCCCACGGCTGCGGCGCAACTGGACGAGGCGCTGACGGGCGGCATGGTGCGCCTGCCTGTGGGCGAGTTCGCTGCGGCCGGCGAGAAGATCACGGCGCCGCTGATCGACCATCTCCGGGCGAGCGAGGATGCGCCGACCCGGGCAGAGGCCCGCGAGTTCATGGCCGGCGAGGGCAAGGCGCTGCAGGAGGAAGTCGAGCGCGAGCTGCAGAAGCGCGGCGACGATGCCACGTTCCGCGATTCGGTGGCCGGCATCCAGACGCGGTTTGAGGCCGAACTGAACGCGGTTGGCAAGTTCGCGCCCGAGGTGAACAAGGGCTATGCCACGCTGCTGTCCAACTTCTTCGGGGCCACGGCTGCGCGGCTGGGCATGGCGCCGGATGAACTGCTGGCGAAGTACGAACTGAGGGTGCAGGCGAAGGCGGCGGATGGGCGCCGAGTGTTGAATCAGGTGGAGACGGACACGCCGGCATTCCGCAAGTGGTTCGGTTTGAGCAAGGTGGTGGACGCCGCCGGCAAGCCGCTTGTCGTCTATCACGGGACGCGCGGCGACGTGACCGCGTTCGCGCCCAACAAGGTCAAGGGGCGCTTCCCGAACTCGGAGGGCTTCTACTTTGCGTCGCGGCCAAGCCACGCATCAGCCTACGCCGACAGCATTCAGAACGCCGCCGAAGACTTCAACCCGGCGTCACGGTTCGCCGTTCCCGTCGCTGAAGGCGCGAACGTGATCCCGGCCTATGTGAGTCTGCAGAACCCGAAGGTCATCAAGGTTTCTGAGTGGGGGACATTGGAGTCGGCCGTTGATGGCGACGGTGGCGCCAGGGTGCGGGCGGCGCGCGAAGCGGGCCACGATGGCGTGATCGTGAAGCGCGAAGCCGGCGACGAGTGGGACGGCATGCTAGTCGTCGCCTTCCGCCCCGAGCAGATCAAGAGCGCAACCGGCAACCGCGGCACATTCGACCCCGCCGACCCGAACATCCTGAACCAGTCGGCGCAGGAAGACCGCAAGGCCAAGATCATCGAACTGCGCAAGCGCGAGTCGATCCTGAAGTCACTGCAGGAGTGCATGGCGTGAGCGACCCTGTGACCAACGAATCCATGCTGCTGCTGGCCCGGCTGGCTGAGATCGTGGACGGCATGGAAGAGCGGGCCGACAAGCCGCGCGACGCCGACGAGATGCAGGCGATGGTGATCGCCTTGCGTGATGCCATCGCCGGACTGAAGCCGCCTGTCGTGAACGTGTCGGTGCCGCCTGCGCCTGCAGTTTCTGCCCCTGCGCCTGCCGCAGTCGTGATGCCGCAGGACAAGGCAGGACAGCAGTGGCGCGTCGAGATCGAGCGCACGCACCAAGGCCCGACCGCGCCCATCAAGTCGCTGATCGTCACGCGGCTCTGACGCATGCTCTCCGCCCGCCGCGTAGCACTGCAGGGCCTGACGGTCCCGCTGTCGCCGATCATGATCGCGGTGCTTGGCCTGTGGCCGGAAGAAGAGACGACGACGCTGCCCGACTACTACCCGACCGGCCTTGCCAAGCGCGGGCCACCGGGAAAGAAGCGGGTCAGCGTGCCGCTGATGGAGCACTACCAAGAGTCGCGCGACCTTGAGGAAGTGCAGTTGATCCTGGCGGCGATATTTGCAATGGAAGGCGTGTTCTGATGGCGAGCTTGACCGGGTGCATCAAGAAGGCTGGCAAGGCCCTGTCGGCTGACGACAAGGCGGCCCTCCTCAAGGCGGCGCAAGAGCATCGCGCGGACGGCATGAAGGCCACCGAGGCGGGGCGCAAGGCGATTGCTGATCTGCTGGAGGCGGTGCGGGCGGAACTGGCGGAGGTGGAGGCTGCTCAGGTTGAGGCGCCGGCCGAAGACGCGGCCGATCAGAACGTACTGGATCAGTCGGCATTCCACGGCACGCCGCACAAGGTAGACAAGTTCTCGCTGCACAAGATCGGCTCCGGCGAGGGCGCGCAAGCGTTTGGCTGGGGCCTGTACTTTGCTGGCAAGCGCGAGATTGCAGAGCACTACCGCAAAACGCTGTCGGACACGACGGCAGAGATAGGCGCCGTCATCGTCAGCGGCCAGAAGATCGACGCATTCTCGCCCGAGGGGCATGCTGCGCGGCTGCTGTACTACAACGACCAGAAGCAGATGCGTGCGCTGGCGAAGGAGATGCTGAAGGACGCAGCGAAGGCTGAACCTTATGCCGTTGACATCGCGCAGAAGCAGGGCCTGTCGGCGGCGGACTACTACGGGCGGCTCAACGCCTTTATAGCCACGCACACCAAGCGCAACATCCAAGTCATCAAGGGCAACCTCTACGAGGTCGAGCTACCCGATGACGATCAACTGCTGGACTATGACAAGTCCATCGGCACGCAGCCGGCCTTCGTCAAGGAGAAGCTGAAGGCGTCGGGCATCCTGAGAGACTGGAAGGAGTCTCGCAGCGACTACTCGCTACCGCAGGCTGTCAGGCCCGACCGTGGCGGCGCACTGTACGCGCTGCTGTCCGAGAAGTTCGGCGGGGATCAAGCCGCATCGCAGTACCTACAGAGCATAGGCATCCACGGCATGCGCTACAAGGCCGGGCAGATGGCCGGCGTGAAGGGCGGCGGGCACAACTATGTGATTTGGGACGAGGGCGCCATCGGAGAGCCAACGTCTCTGTACCAAGGCGGCGACGCCCCCCGCGCACAGATCGCCTTCGGCCAGGACGTATCTGCTGCGGCCAGCGTCATCAGCCTGCTAGACGGCGCTGATCTATCGAGCTTCATCCATGAGGCCGGGCATTTCTTCCTCGAAGTGCAGGCCGACATCGCCATCAAGATTCAGCAGCAGATGGCCGGGGGCGCGAGCGTCACGGACCTTGAGCGCGGGATCGTGGAGGACTTCAACGCTGCGCTGCGGTGGATGGGGGTGACGGGGACGGAAGACGCTACCGGGAAGACTGGCGGGGCGATGGATCAGGCTGCATTCCACGGCACGCCCTATCGCGGGATCGACAAGTTCAGCACGGACTACATCGGCACGGGAGAGGGCAATCAGGCATACGGCTGGGGCCTGTACTTCGCGTCGAAGAAGGCCATCGCAGAGCACTACCGGGCGGCGCTTTCATCCGGCTATGCGCCCACCATCATCAAGGACGGGCAGGAACTGTCGTCGGCTGCCGAGATCGCCGAGGCGTACTACACCCCCGGTCGGATCGTCGGCGGGCATAGCGGGCGTGACGTGGTATTGGACTTTGATCGTGATGGCCCATACAAGTGGAGCGTCAAGGTTCAGAACGTCGACGCGGACGGCAAGCCTGTCTACGGCTCGCGCTCGCGCTGGCACTCAACGATGCCTGACTTCAAAGACTTGGAGCAGCACTTCAAGGCGAATGGCTACAAGGTGGTCCGCGGCCAACTCTACGAGGTCGAGATCCCCGAGGACGGCGAGATGCTGCTGTGGGACAAGCCGCTGAAGGACCAACCGCCAAAGGTGCTGGAAGCACTCGCGCCGTTCATCGAGCGCTACAAGGAAAACCAACGCAAGATCATGTCGGCATTCCCTGCCGATGAGGTCGAGCGCGAGATTGCTGCTGGCATGAGGACGCTGACGGGCCAAGGCGTCTATGAGCAGGCCGGCTACATGGAAGGCGGCGGCGACCGTTCGGCATCTGAGTACCTGATGAGCCTTGGCGTGAAGGGCATCAAGTATTTGGATGGTCTGAGCCGCACGGCAAGGAGCGGCAGTCATAACTATGTCGTCTTCAGCGGTGACGACGTAGCCATCCGCCAGACGTTCTACCAAGGCGGCGAGCAAGCCCCGCAGGAGTTCCCCGCACAAGGCCGCACGCCGCTGGACACCTGGGCCATGATGTCGATGGCCGAGAAGACCTACTACCACGAACGCTTCGCCCGCGGCTTCGAGGCATATGCGTTTGAGGGCAAGGCTCCCAGCATCGCCCTGCAAGGCGTGTTCAACCGCTTCCGCGCGTGGCTGAAGGATGTCTACCGCTGGCTGCTGAAGGCGCACGGCGACAGGCTGGATGCTGGACTGAACGCAAAGCTGTCGGACGACATCCGTGGCGTGATGGACCGCATGATCGCCACCGACGAAGCTATCGAAGAAGCCGAGGCGGCGCGCGGGTTCCTGCCGCTGTTCAAGAGCGCGGAGGATGCCGCAAAGTTCGGGTGGTCGGTCGAGAAGTGGCAGAAGTACCAAGCACTCGGCAAGGACGCCACCGACGCCGCGCAGGCGCAACTGAGCGAGCGGGCGCTGAAGGACATGAAGTGGCTGGGCCGTGCGCGCGACAAGGCGCTGAAGGCCCGGCAGCGAGAGGTCGAGGATCAGCGCCGCGAGGTTCGCGCCGAGATTCGCATGGAGGTCTACAGCGAGCCGGTCTATCGTGCGTGGCAGTTCCTGACAGGCAAGGGCGACGACGACAACACAGCGAAGGGCGAAGGCTTGCCCAAGGGTTCGCGTGCCGTGGACGTGTCGAAAGACTCGCTACTCGTTGCCATCGCCAAGCTGGGCGGCATCAGCCGTGAGAGCGCCAAGCGTGACGCAGGCGTCAGCGAGGATGACCTGAAGGTGGCGAGCGGTGTCTTCGGTGCTCCGGTCTTCCGCAAGACGGGAGGTCGCAACGCCGACGACATGCGCGAGGCGCTGACGGAGTTGGGCTATCTGCATGAGCGCGACGAGTTCGGCCGCACCGACCTGCGTGGCCTGAGCGACGCCATCTCGAACGAGTTGGGCGGCTCGCCTGAGTACAGTTTCTCGAAGGACTACGGCCCCGACGCCAGCGGCGACAAGATCGGGGAAGGCCAGTTCTACGGCAAGCTCAACACCGAGGACATGCGGCTGCGCTATGGCAACGGCGCGGATGCGATCTGGCGCAAGCTCTCGGCGCTGCGCATGACGAGCGACACGGGCCTGGATGCCGACGTGGTGGCCGAGTTCTTCGAGTTCGATTCCGGCGATGCCTTGGTGCGTGCGTTGGCAGAAGCCACGCCGCCGCGCGAAGCCATCGAAGCCCGCACGGACGAGCGGATGCTGCAGATGTTCGGCGACATCACGAGCCCTGAAGCGCTGGCCCGCGCTGCCGACGAGGCGGTGATGAACAAGGTGCGAGCGAAGTTCCTGGCCTCGGAGTGGAAGGCGCTGGAAGACGCCACCACGAAGAAGGAGAAGCGTGGCAAGCGCAGCGTGGACCTGATGGCGATTGCCGCGAAGGAGTACGCGGCGCAGATCGTGGCCCGGCTCAAGGTGCGCGACATCAAGCCTGCCAAGTACGCAGCCGCGGCTGCGCGCAACGGCAAGCTGTCGGCCAAGGCGTTCACGAGCGCGAAGCTCGAAGAAGCCGCGATGCACAAGCGCAACCAGACCGTCAACGCCTACGCGGCGGATGCGGCCTATGAAGCGCTGCACGAAGTCGAGAGGGCGCGGGCGTACCTGCGCAAGTTCGACAAGCACATCAAGTCCATCGATCCGGCATATCAGGACCAGATCAACGCCATCCTTGAGCGCTTCGACTTGCGCAAGGCGTCGCGCGATGAGGCGGCGAAGGCTCGCGCAGAAGCCCGCACGCAGGCGCAGGTCGCGGCGGCGCAGGCCAGGCTGGATGAACTGGACGCGGCGGACCCTACGAACGAGCGCGCTGCACTGGCCGACTGGATCGCATCGCTTGACCCGGACAAGGGCGATGTCATCCCGGCGCTGTCCGAGGCGGTGCTCAACGAGGCAAACCGCAAGTCCTACAAGGACATGACGCTCGAAGAACTGCGCGGCATGGTCGATGACGTGCGGCAGCTTGAGCACCTTGGGCGCACCAAGAATCGGCTGCTCAAGAGCAAGGCCAAGAGAGACCTGGACGAGTACGCCGATGATGCCTCGGCGTCCATCCGCAAGAGCAAGGCCGTGCGCAAGATCGACCGCGAGGGCGAACCGGCGTGGCGCGACCATTCGGCGGATGCGCTGGCGACCATGCGCAAGATGTCGAGCCTTGCGCGGCAGATGGACGCTGGCGACGAGAGCGGCCCGCTGTTCGAGGGGCTGATCCGCCCGGCCAACGAGGCCGGCGCGTGGGCCGATGAACGGCTGTCGAAGGAGCATGCCGAACTCTTCAAGATCGTTTCCGAGGTGGCCGCGCTTCCTGACGGGCTGACCGGCCGCAAGGTACGCACGCCGCTGGGAGTGAGCCTGACCCGAGGCGCGCAACTGGCCGTACTGCTGAACGCCGGCAATGAGGTCAACCTGCAGCGCATGGAAGCCGGCGACGGGTGGAGCATGGCCCAGGTGCAGGCGCTGGCCGCGACCATGACGCCGACCGAACTGAACTTCGTCAACAAGACCTGGGCCTACCTTGAAACGTTCTGGCCCGAGGTGCAGGCGCTTGAGAAGCGCATGACGGGCGTCGCGCCCGAGAAGGTCGAAGCCGCGCCGTGGGTGGCGACCGCATCGGACGGAACCAAGATCACGATGACGGGCGGGTACTACCCCATCGTCTACTCGCGCGACCTGAACGATGCCACGGCAAAACAGGAGTCGGCGAAGGAACTGATGGAAGCGGCCCGGGGCGCTGTGTCGCGCGGGATGACGCGGCACTCGCACACCAAGAAGCGCGCCGAGAAGGTGGCCCGCAAACTGAATCTGAACCTTGATGTCATCTCCTCGCACGTCGAGCAGGTGGTGCACGATCTGGCGTGGCGCGAGTGGGTCACGGACGCGAACCGCATCCTGAACCACAAAGACATCTCGCTGGCGATCCACGAGCACTACGGCCCGCGCGTGTTGCAGGCCATGCGCGAGCAGGTCGCCGCCATCGCAACAGGCGACATCAAGCCGCGCGATGCGTGGCACAAAAGCCTGATGTGGGCGCGCAACAATACGTCTCGCGCGGTGATGGGCTTCTCCGCGACGACGGCCTTCCTGCAGCCGTTCGGCGTGCTGCAGTCCGTTGTTCGCATCGGCGCCGTGACCGTGCTGAAGGGATACCGCCGCTGGGTGGGCGATGCCGCGCAGCTTGAAAGCTCGCTGACGTGGATCACGGACAAGTCCACGATGATGAAGCACCGGGCCAAGACCTTCAACCGCGAGGTCAAGGAACTCAACCGCGTCATGGAAGGCAAGTCCAAGGCCGCGGATGTGCTGGACACGGCGCTGTTCTTTGCGATGCAGAAGATGCAGCTCGTGGCCGACATCCCGACGTGGATTGGGCAGTACGAGAAGACGTTGCAGGAGGCCAGCGACCGCGCGAAGGCTGAAGGGAGATTCGGTGACGAGGTGCTTGAGGAGATCGAAGCCGAGGCGGTGGCGCAGGCCGACCGCGCGGTGATCGAGTCGCAGGGGTCGGGCGAAGTCAAGGACCTGGCCGGCGTGCAGCGGAACTGGCCTATGCTGACGATGTTCTACAGCTACTTCTCCGCGACGTGGCAGATGACGGCAGAGAGCACGGCGCGCACGAACTTCCGCAACCCGCGGGCGGTGGCGGGGTGGCTGGCGGACATGCTGCTGCTCAACGTCGTCCCGGCCATCGGCCCGGCGCTGCTGCTGATGTTCCTCAAGGGCATGGGTGACGACGACGAGGAGAACGAGCGCAAGTTGGCCGAGAAGGCGGCCGAGGCGCAGTTCAGCTACCTCGTCAACATGATCCCGCTGGTGCGCGAGGCGCAGGGCGTCTTTGGCCCGTTCGACTACCAAGGCCCGCCTGTCGGGATGATCGTCGGCGCGCTGAGCAAGGCGGCAAAGCAGACCGAGCAAGTGGCGGCAGCCTACCTCGAAGGCGACGCGGACGCGGCCTTCGAGAACATGGACGAGGCTTTCGTGAAGTCCTACATCCGGCTGTTGGGGCTGTCCTTCGGCCTTCCCGTCGTGCAGGCTCAACGCATGTGGGACGGGTGGAAAGCCTGGGACGAAGGCCGGGAAGGCGCAGGCCCGGCGTCGGTGCTGTTCGGGCCGCCAGCGAGGTAGAGATTCCCAAACCCTTCCACGGGAGAGGTTGGACATTAGCGCGCATGTCCTTCATGCGTCCCAAAACGCCGACCCCGGCGCCCCCACCCGTGCCTGTCATCGAGGACACGGATGCCAAGGCTCAGGAGTACGCGGCCATGCTTGCCAGGCGCAAGGGCCGCGCTGCTGCCATCCTGACCGACCGAAGGGCGGACCAGACCCCGCAGACGGCGGCCAAGGTCCTGCTGGGGCAGTAGCGTGTCCCAGCGCATCGAGGAGATTCTCCGGCGGCTGGAGACTGCGAAAAGCACTCGCGGGAACTGGAATCGCACTTTCCAAGACATCGGGGATCGAATCCTTCCCCAATCCGCGGACTTTGAAACCCAGCGCAGCGATGGAGAGGACCGCACCGAACTGATGTTCGACGCCACGGCGGCGCTGGCCCTGCAGAAGTACGTCGCGGCCATCGAGTCGTTCGCCACGCCAAGGAACCAGCAGTGGCACACCCTGACCGTCACCGACAAGTCGCTGGCGAAGAAGCAGCGGGTGAAGGCGTACCTGGACGAGTGGCGGGACATCCTGTTTCGGGTGCGCTACTCGGCCAAGTCGGCGTTTGCGTCGCAGTCCAATGAGGCGTACCTGTCGCATGGCGCGTTCGGCACGGGTGGCCTGTACATCGACGACGACGTACAGGCGCGGTGCATCCGCTACAAGTCGCTGAATCTGGCGCAGACCTACATCATGGAGAACCACCACGGGCTGGTGGATACGGTCTTCCGCTGCTTCAAGCGCACGCTGCGGCAGATCGAGCAGCGGTGGCCCGGAAAGATGCCGCCGCGGATGGCCGAGGCAATGAAGAAGAACCCCGATGAGAAGTTCGAGGTGGTTCACTTCGTCGGCCCGCGCACGGACTACGACCCTGGGCGCATCGGCCCGAAGGGCATGCCCTGGGCGTCGTGCTACATCCTGCCGCAGGACAAGAGCGAACTGGAGGAGGGCGGCTATCGCTCGTGGCCGTTCGGCATCGCACGGTACATGACCAACGCGGATGAGGTCTACGGCCGGTCCCCGGCGTGGCTGGCGCTGTCGAACATCAAGGTCCTGAACGAGATGAAGAAGACTCATCTCAAGGCCGGGCATCGCGTGGTGGACCCCCCGATGCTGGTGCACGAGGACGGCATCCTGGGCGCCTTCAGCATGGCCCCCGGTGCCTTGAACTACGGCGGGCTGTCGAGCGCTGGTGAGCAGCTTGTGAAGCCCCTCATCACCAACGCGCGCCTGGACATCAGCCTGGAGATGATGGACAAGGAGCGCGAGATCATCGGCACGGCGTTCCTGGCCGACGTGTACCGCGCGCTGGTGGAGAACCCGCAGATGACGGCCACGCAGACGATGCAGCTCATCAGCGAGCGCGCGGTGCTGGTGGCCCCGGTCCTGGGTCGGCTGCAATCCGAGTTCCTGGGCAACACCATCGAGCGCGAGATCGACATCCTGACCGAGGCCGGCGAAGGCCCGGAGATGCCGCCCGAGTTGATTGAGGCTGGTGGCGAGTACCGCATCGAGTACACCAGCCCCATGTCCCGCGCCATGCGAGCCAGCGAAGGCGTGGCGATTCAGCGGACCCTGGAGTCGCTGATTCCGCTGTCGCAGATCGACCCGACGGCGCTGGACATCATCGACCTGACGGAAGCCAGCCGCGCGCTGGCCGAGATCAACGGCATGCCGGCTTCGATGATCCGGGATGACGACGCGCTGGCGGCGCTGAAAGAGAACCGCTCGCAGGATCAGCAGGCGCAGCAACTGCTGGCGGCAGCGCCGGCCGTCACGTCGGCGGCGGCGAACCTCATCAAGCTGCAGCAGAACGCCGGGGTGCCTGCTCTTTGAAGCCGCAGACCGAGAACGAGCGCCGCGTGCGCTCCAAGCTCCACGACCGCGTGAGCAGCTACCGCGCGTTGTTCGTGGTCGGGCCGAAGGAAGAAGCGGATCAGATCGCGCCGGCCGCAGAGGCGGTGCTGCGTGACCTGGCCCAGTACTGCTACGCCAACAAGCCGACTCTGAAGATCAGCCCGCAAACCGGGATGACGGACCCCTACGCGATGGCCTTCGCGGAAGGGAGGCGCGACGTATGGAACCGCATCGTGGCGCTTTGCAACTTGAGTGAAACCCAAATCGCGCGGATCGCGCAGGCAAGAGAGCACGAATGAACATCCTGAAGACCTACCGCAAGATGGACGCGATGAACGAAGGCAACGGCGGCGGTGGCGCCCCTGCCGTCAATGCGCCCGCATCGTCTACCGTGGCCGCACCCGCCGCGCCTGCGCCGGCCGCTGCTGTCGTTGCGCCAGCGGCCCCTGCCGCTCCTGCCGCGCCGCCCGCGTGGTACGACGGTTTCCAGAACGCCGAGGCGAAAGCATGGGTGCAAGCGACTGGCCTGCTAGACGCCGAACGCGCCGTCGAGAAGGCGTGGAATCTGGAGAAGCTGCTCGGCGCCGACCGCGCTGGGCGCACCATCGTCCTGCCGACCGACGTGAACGACGCGAAGGCATGGGAGCCGATCTACGAGAAGCTCGGCCGCCCGCCGACCGCTGACGGCTACAAGCTGACCGTGCCTGATGGGCAAGACCCGGCATTCAGCAAGGAGGCCGCGCAGTGGTTCCACGGCGCCGGCCTGGCGCCCGCGCAGGCGCAGGCGCTGGTGGAGAAGTGGAACGCATTCCAGACGACCGCCGCGCAGAACGCCGCGAAGGCCGAACAGGAAGCGCTGCGCACCGAACACGAAGCCCTGTCGGCCGAGTGGGGCACCGGGCCGGCGGCGGAAGCCCAGCGCGAGTACGCGCGCCGCGCAGCCGTGACGCTGGGCCTTGACGCCGAAGCCATCACGGCACTGGAGAAGGTCTCGGGGTTCTCGAAGACCATGAAGGCGCTGGCGAAGGTGGGCCAGATGTCGGGCGAAGCGCAGGCCGTGGGCATGGGCGAGGGCAGCCAGTTCGGCATGACGCCGGCCGCGGCGCGGGCGCAGAAGGATCGCCTCATGGCGGACAAGGACTGGCGCCAGAAGTACCTGAACGGCGACCACCAGGCGCGGGCCGAGATGGCGAAGCTGGACGAGGTCCTGGCGCCGATGCGCTGATTCCCAAACCCTTCCGAATTAGCGCGCGGAAGATGTGAATGCGGCGGGGCGTAACTGCCCCGTGACAAGCGGGTACGGGGTACGCAAGCCCCTCCGCTGACGGGCCGGAAAGCGGCACGAGTGGCGCACGGTACTGCGCAAGTGAGGCACCCGCGAGGGACACGCCAAGCGAGAAGCGACATCCAGCCTTTCACTTGGAGATACCACCGTGAGCCAGAACTCCCAGGCTTTCTACAGCCAGCAGTACCAGACCAACGTCGAACTGCTCTTGCAGCAGATGGGCGCCAAGATCATGCCGACGTTCAGCATGATGACCGCCACCGGCAAGGCCGCCGTTGCCGCCGACCAGATCGGCGCCATCGAAGCCGACGAGCGCACCACGCGCTACGACGACATCACGCCGAAGGACCCCGGCCAGACCCGTCCGTGGGTCTACCCGCGCACCTTCGACGGCGCCATCCTGCTCGACTCGTTCGACCAGATGCGCATGCTGTCGGACCCGAAGAGCAAGTACGTCGTGTCCGTGGTCAACGCCATCGCCCGCAAGCAGGACGACGAGGCCATCCGCGCGTTCTTCGACGCCCGCAACATCGGTGAGACCGGCTCGACCAGCGACTCGTTCCCGGCGGGCCAGCAAGTCGGCGTCAACATCGGCGGCACCGGCTCCGGCCTGAACGTCGAGAAGCTGCAGAACGGCATTCAACTGCTCGAAGAAGCCGAGGTCGATCTCGACCGCGAGACGCTGTACTGCGTTATCACGCCGAAGCAGAAGCGCAACCTGATGAACGAGATCGAGGTCACCTCGGGCGACTTCTTCAAGGGCCAGGTGATGAGCACCCGTTCGGTGACCGGCTTTCTGTCGATCAACTTCATCGTCAGCAACCGCCTGCTGGCCGACTCGTCCAGCTACACGCGAGTTCCGCTGTACGTGTCGAGCGGCATGACGTTCTGCCAGTGGGACGGCATCCACACCGACGTGTCGCAGCGCAAGGACAAGCGCGGCCTGCCGTGGCAGTGCTACGGCGAGGGCACCTTCGGGGCCGTGCGGCGTGAGAACGCCCGCGTGGTCGAGATCAAGTGCGTGGCCTGATCGCCTGACAACCAACATCTGAAGGAGGCCCCAAATGGCCGTCGTGACTCTCAAAAGCACCGCTATCACCAACGCCACGGCGACGCCCGTGGTGCTGACTGGCGGCCACATCTCCAACGGCAACCTGCGCGAGTCGCAGGGCTTCGCCAACATCGCCAGCGGCGATTCCGCGACTTCCACCTACCGCCTGTTCCGCCTGCGCTCCAGCGACCGCGTGTCGCTGCTGCGCGTCTACAGCCCCGACATCGGCACGACCACTGCCGGCGACGTGGGTCTGTATGACGTGTCGAGCGTGAACGCTGGCGCGGTGGTCGATGTGGACTTCTTCGCTTCTGCCCTGAGCCTGAGTGGCGGCGCCCTGAACGGCACCGACATCACCTTCGAGGCGGCGGCGGCCGGTGGCCTCATCACCAACGCAGAGAAGCGCATCTGGGAAGCCCTGGGGCTCACGTCCGATCCGTCCAAGGAATACGACGTGGTGCTGACGCTGACCGGCGCGGCCGACGCGGCTGGTGTGGCCCTGTTCCGCTGCCAGTTCGTGAGCGGCGAGTAATCCGCTTGCCATAGCGATCCGGGGCGGCGGCGCAAGTTGCCGCCCCATTTTTTTCAGGAGTACGGAAATGGCGGAAAGATTCTGGAGTGGAGAGTTCGGCGCAACGAAGGCCGGCATCGCAGAGACGGGCACGACGACCGCGGCGGCCGATGTGGAGCTGCGCATCATCTACGACGCCACCAACAACGGCAAGATGGCCGCGCTGATGACGCTGGAGGCGATCAAGCAGCGGATCATCGAAGAAACCTGGCCGCCGGCTTGAGGGGTAGCACATGCCTACCCTTTTGAGCAACGCATCGGCAACGGGGTCGGCGGCGGCGTGGCCTGGTGGCAAGGGCGTGTTTGCCCTGGCCGGCACGGTCGGCGGCGCCACGATCACGCTGCAGTACCTCGGCCCCGATGGCTCAACGTGGCTGACGGCTGCGACGGCGACAACGCTGACGGCTGTCGGCCTGGGCGTGTTTGAGCTGCCGAGCGGCCAGATTCGCGCGCTAGTCGCGGCCGGTACGCCTTCGGGCCTGTACGCATCGGCAGAGCCGGTCAAGGGCTGACCGATGGCGAACATAACTTTCAACATTTCCAAGGGCAAGGTCGCGGCCTACTACGACAGGGTGAAGGGCAACGATCCGGCTAACTCTGCGCTGATCCTGATCCCCATCGAGACGACGGGCCTTGAGTCGGACGCGACGTTGATCGATGCCGACACCGTGACCGCGCTCTTGTCGGGCACGACGAACGAGCAGAGCACGATGGGTCGCAAGACGCTCACCGACTCTGATCTCGCTGCCATCCCTGCGCCCGACGACACGAACGACCGCAACGAGCGGTCACTCCCGACCGTGACGTGGACAGCGGCCAGTGGCAACGCCATCAGCAAAATGGTGGTGGCCTATGACCCCGACACGACGGGCGGCACCGATGCAGACCTTGTGCCGCTGACGATGTTCGATGCAGTCGCAACACCGGATGGCAACGACCTGCAGTTGACGACCGGCACATTCTTCCGGGCGGCCTGACGCCATGCCCATCGAACTGCCACCCCTCCCGCCGCTGCCGAACGCGGACTCGACGCCTGTGCAGTGGGACGTGTACCTGCGCATCGTGGCGCTGCACACGTCAACCGCCACGGCCGAGGCCATCACTGCGCAGACGGCGCAGATGGTGAAGATGACGGCGGCGGCCGAGCGCAGCGCTGCGCTGATGCAGCAGCTGCTCGATCAGCCGACGACCCCGGCGCCGGCCCCTGTAGCGGGTAGCGATGCTGCGCGCGTGGCCGTCGCGGCGCTGCTGGGCGAGATCGGCGACCGCACTCCTGCCGACGTGGCAACGGCTGCGCTGGCCCGCATGGGCGCAGCCGACCGCGTGCTGAGCGGCGAGGTTCCTGCGCCGTGAGTGCTGACCGCTTCAAGGACTGGCCCTGGCGCGACTTCGGCCACGCGGCCATGACGCACCGGCAGGCGACGCTTGAAGCAGTGTACGCGCGCACGATGGCCGAACAGGTCAAGCTGACAGGCACCAGCGCCCCGTGGCCCGTGTCGGCATGGGTGCCCTGGGCTCAGTGCAACGCGGCCGAGTTCGCCGCTGCTGGCGTGGGGGTGGCGTGAGCTTCGCATTCCTCGACTCCACGGCCCGCACAGCATGGGGCAACGCCACCTCGCAGACGGGACAGCTTACGGCCTTCCGCGCGCTGTGGTCGGGTGACGTGTCGGTGCGCTACTACACCAGCGGCGGGACGCACCTGGGCACGGCTACGCACAGCGGCTGGGATGCCATCGACACCGGGACCACGCCCTACAGCGTGACACTGGCAGGGCGGCCTGCCCCATGGTCGCACCTTGCCGATGGCACGGCGGCCTACTGCATCGTTGCGG